TCGCAGCGGAGCCCGCGAACGCCGCAGCTCCAGCCGCCGCAGCCGGGAGAGCCGCCGCCGCAGCCAGCGCACCGGGTGACATCGCGAGCAGCGCCGTGGAGAGCACCATCGCCGCCGGTGCCGCCGCAAGCGTCGCCGCGTCGAGTGCGGCCATGCCAGCCGAGCACAGCGCGAGCAGCACTGCAAGGGCCGTCATCGCGGCCGTCATCACCAGCGCGGCCACGCCAGACGCAGCGAGCGCCACGCCAAGCGCCAGCATGCCCGCGCCGCAGACCATCGCGGCGACGCCGAGGGCGGCCACGGCGCCCGAGAGCGCGAGGGTGCCCACGGCTGCGGACGCACCGCACTGCGAGATGGTGGGGAGCTGTGTGGCCAGCAGCGCGAGTCCGGTGCAGGCCAGCAGCACCGCCACGCCGACCGCAGTCGCGGCCGCTGCGAGGGCAACGAGACCGACCGCGTTCGCCGTGAGCAGTGGCGCGGAGACTATCAGCACCGTCACGAGCGCCAGCACCACGGCGCAGATGGCCGCGAACGCAGCCTGTGCGCCCGCACCCGCTGCGGAGAGCGCTATCGAGGCGTCAACCATCATCGCGAACGCCGTGGCCACCGCCAGCGCGGCCACGCCCACCATGAGGCAGGCGGCACCGAGCGCCAGCGTGCCCATCGCCGCCTCCTGCGTCTTGGGGGCGAGCAGGGCGACCATGGCGACCAGTCCGACCATCGCCACGGACATGAGCGCGAACGTCGCGATTGCCGCCGTGCCCGACTGGCTCAGGGCCACTGCCGTGGCCGCAAGCACGGAGAACGCGTCGGCTATCAGCCACGTGCCCGCACCCACGAGCGCGAACGCCGCCGCGAGCTGGAGCCACTTGGGCGCGCCATCGCCCGCCGCGCCGCCGGACTTCGACGCCGCCATGCCGGTAGCCTGGATAAGTCCGGCTACGGCCTTGGCGACCTTGAGCCCCACGAGTGCGGCCACCAGCAGCTCGATATGGTCAAGCAGGAACTGCATCGCCTTGCCCAGCGCCTGCGCGGCCTTGCCGAGCAGCTCGAAGAAGGGCGTGGCGACCTTCAGGGCGGAGACCACGCGGTTGAGCGCGTTGCCCACCGTGGACCCCCAGTCGGTCGCGGCCACGCCACCGTCGAATCCCCTGTTGAACGCGTCCGCGAACCCCTTGAACAGCTGCTTGAATCCTTCGAGGTCAAACGTCGACGTGAAGCCCGACACGAAGCCGCCCACGGAGGACGTGATGCCGGAGAACGTGTCGTTGATGCCCTGCCTCGCCAGGTTCAGGGCGGCGACAATGTTGTCCTCGCCTATGGCCTTCATGACGTTTACCATGCCGCGCGGGATGGCGTTGCACATGTTCTCGAACGACGTCTTGACGCCGCCCGTTGCGTCCTCGGCCTGTGACTTGAACGACGCGAGGCCCGCGCCGCCTTCGGTGTCTAGGCTGACGAGCGCGTCCAGCAGCTGGCCCATCGTGACGGTGGCCTCGGCGCCCCCGCCTCCGAGCGCCGTGTACAGGTCGTTCGCAGTGGCGGTCGGGCCGAGCATCGACTTCGCAAGCTGGTCCATCTGGCCGGGTGCCGCCGCAAGCAGGCTCTTCCAGTCCTGCATGTCCGGCTTGTTCTTCGTGAGCATCTGCCGGAACTGCTCCATCGCGGCCTCCGCGACCGCCGTGCCCTGCCCGCCTGCCAGCATCATGTCGTTGAACGCGAGCCCGGCCTTCGTGGCGGTCGTGAGCGAGACGCCGAACGGCTTCGCAGCCGAGTAGATGCCCTGCACCGAGGACGCCATGGCGTCGAGGCGCGTGGGCAGGTTCTGCAGCCTGTCGCTCATCATCGAGATTGAGCCGTCCGCCTCGTCCGTGGCGACGTTCAGGGAGGTCATTACCTTCGGGTAGTTGTCGAGCGTGTCCAGGCGCGAGACAGCCGCGCCCAGGCTGCCTCCGATGGCGCCCACGGCCTTCGAGAGCGCGCCGCCGAGAGCCGCGCCTATGGCGCTGCCCCTCAGCACGCTCTCGAAGCTGCTTGCGAAGCTCCCGCCCGCCCGCTTGCCGCCGGAGTCTCCGGCGTCCCCCAGTTCGTTCTGAATCTGCTTGGCCATGCCCTTGGTGGAGGGCATGATCGTGATGTACGCAGTTCCCAGCTCAGCCATGCTTCCGGCCCTCGGTCTATTCCGGCGCTCCCTCGCCCGTCATGCCAAGCACGCGGTCGACCTCGGCGCGCGCCTCCTCCATCTCCCTTGCCACCCTGTCGGAGTCCTCGCGCTCGCTCGGAAGCTCTATCGGCCTCGGCCTCGGCGCGCCCCTCGGGGCGCCCATGACGTATATGAGGGCCCGCAGGTCGTACTCGCACTGGCGCAGGAGCTGCGCCTCGACGCCCCACAGCTCGTCCGGGTTCATGGCGCGCCTCGTACGGGCGCCTAGCGGCAGCTCCGCGCAGAGCACGGCGGCGCGCTCGGTGTCCGCGTTCGGCGTGCCGTCTCGGCGCTCGCCAAGGCTGAGCGACCGGAGGTCGAGCCCGTAGTACTGCTGGAAGTCCGCGTAGAGCGCGTCCCAGTGGGCGTCAAGGCAGACGGCGAGGGCCTCTAGCTTTTTGCCTGGGGTGACGCCACCTCGGCTATCTCGTTCAGAAGCTCGGTCATGGCGCCGCCGTCGTCGTCGAGCTTCTCGGCGACATCGGCGGACTTGCCCATGAGGATGGCGTCTGCGGCGTCCATGGCCTTCGTCGGGTCGGTGGCTCCGTGGGCGAGGCCCCACTGCACGCTCCACCGCTTGAGGGCATTGGCGTCGTACTCGATCGTCAGGCCCTTGAATTGGATGGTGTGCTTAAGCACCTTCATGCGCTGCCCCTCCCTGTGACGCCTTGGTCTCGGTGGACTGGATGTAGTCGATGCAGCCCGTGCCGTCGCTGTCCTGCGAGTAGGCGAGCGTGACCTCGCGGCCGGCGGCGTTGTCCTTGTTCAGCGCAAGGTCGTCGAGTCCGTTCACGTGGCCCTTGGGGATGACCTTGCGCCAGCGGCGACGGCCCTTGAGCACGAGCTCGCAGACGGCGGACAGGTCCTCGTCGGCGTTGAGCCAGTTGTGCTTGATGGTGACGAGCCCGGACGCGTCCGTCACGTTGCCGCTGCCGTACTGGAATGCGGCGGCGACCTTGTTAATGGAGAGCGGGGTGAACTTGATGGCCTCGGAGGCGGAGGAGCGCTGCTCGTCGATCACCGTCTGCCCGTTCATGTCCTGCACCGCGTCGCTCGTGTCAAAGTCAACGGACTCGGTGAGGCCGTCCTTGTTGACGTAGCCGATGTTCACGAACGCCTCGTCGAGCGCGGTCGTATAGTCGGTCGGGAGCTTCGTTCCGCATGGTGCGACGAAGATGTATCCGCCGACGAGCCCCTTCACTGTCGAGACTTCGGATGGGTCGTTCTTCCTGGTGGTCAATTCTGCCCCTTTCAGAGGTTAACTACGAGGTCGACCACGGCGCGGTAGCGCGCCGAGCCGTCCTGCGTCCATTCATCTCGTGATATCGTCTCCATCTCCGACGAGGAGAGGTACGGGTGTGCCTCGGCGGCGTCGGAGAGCGCGAGCACCGCGTCCATGGCGAGCGTGCGGGCGTCCGTGTCGGAGGTCCCCCAGCACATCATCTCGATGCGTGGCCTGTCCATGAACTCGTCGCACGTGCCGCCCACCTGCGCGACCATCACGGCGCGCCCCGGCCGCCTGGCCGGCATCTCGGTCGAGACCTTGGCGCCGGGGAGCGCAGCCCTGAGCGCTGTGACGACGATCTCCATGGAGTCCGGCCTGGCCGTGGCCGCACCGGCGGCCGTGGTGGTCGTTTGGACCTGGTCTGACATGCCATCACCCCCTATATCGAGCGCGTAAGGCCGCGCGAGCCCCTGTACTCATTCCAGTAGGCGCCAGCGCTCTTGGTGAACGCCCGCGCGTGGCATCGGGTCCTCCCCGCGCGCACGTCGGCGCCGTACCGCGCGTTGCGGAACGTCGCGCCTGCCTGCGCCGCCGAGGCCGCGCCCATGGCCTTCCCATAGCACAGCTGTTGCACGCTGCCTCGGTTGCGCAGCTCGACGAACCCAGCGTTGCTTGGGACGAACCTTACGCTCGATCTAGCCATCCGTCCTCCTTGCGGTCACCACGAGGTTGTACCTTCCAGGGGTCATCTCCGGCGGATACGGCATCGGGTCTCCGTCCACCTCCCAGGAGAACGCCAGGCCGTCCAGCGCCACGAGGGCCTCGCGCCAATCGATGTCCGGCCGGTCCTTCGGAACGTATATGTCTACCGCGTCCTCGACGAGGTGCGGGCGCCCATCCTCCGCCATAGAGGCCGTGGAGGACGGGGTCGCCCACGCGCCGGGGACTTCCACGGCGTCGCCGTAGGACTTCTCCATGTTTCCGTAGACGTCCTCTGCGCCGTAGGACACCGGCCTGACCGCGACCATCACGCGCCCCCGACGACGATGGTGCCTGCTGTGGCGCCACCGCCGAGCCCGAGTGCCCGCAGTTCCTCGTACTGCAGGCGCGGCGTGCCGTACGGCCTGGCGAACGTCACCTGCTGCGAGAACGGCCCCATCGTGGTGCTCGCGGATGCGACGCCAGCCGGTATGCCCGTAGGCATGGACGTGTCCTGCGGCATGAGCCTGTAGGCCACCTGCCTGCAGACACGGCAGAGGCGTCTGGCGCTCACGGATGACGCGGGCTTGCCCGCAGCCTCGAAGGCCGCGTCCATTACGTCGGAGGCATCGTCGAGAACGGCTGCCAGCAGACGCTCGTCACCCACCGCGCCATATCTCGCCTCGTACTCGGCGACGCTGCAATACGGGTCTGCCATGCGCCCTTGCCTCCCTACCTGGCGGAGATGGTGCCCTTCACGATGTAGTCTGTGACCTCCGGGAAGAGCAGCATTCCGGTGAGCACGTTGGTCTCGACGGACACGTGGTCGTAGATGGTGGTGTGGGCGACGCCGATTAGGCCGTTGTCCGAGGTCACGTACGCGAGCCCGGCGTCCGCGAGGGAGGAGAAGTCCTGGGAGAAGCAGTGGATGTTCGCGGCGTCGGTGGTGTAGAGGGTGCCCTTCGGCACCCTGCTGGAGACGAGCACGTTCTGGACCCCAAGGAAGTTCTCGAGGTAGTTCATGCCGAACGCGGTCTGGGTGGTCACCGTGGCGTCGCTGAGGTAGTCGGCCACGTCGAAGCGGCTCACGAAGTGGATGGCGGCGATGGGGGTGTCGTTGTTGGTCTCGAGCGCGTCCCCCAGCTTGGCCTCGGACTGCGCGAGCGCCGCCTGCAGGTTCTTGCCGGTGGCCGCGCCGGTGCCGTTGCCGAGGAAGGCGAAGAGCTGGCCGAGGATGTCAGCGCGTACGGCGGCGAGCATCTTGGAATCGGTGTTAAGGACGGACCAGCGCACGCCGTGCTCGGCGATTGCCTGCGCGGTGGTCACCTTGCGGTAAGGCAGGAGCTTCGCCTTGCCGACGGGCTTGGAGTCGACGGTGAACTTAGACAGCGCAACGAGGTCCCCCTCGACGTATCCGGTGCCGGAGGTGCCTGCGGTGGCGGCGTCGCTCGCACCAGAGCCCTGGTTGTTCAGGGAGCCCTTAACGCTGTGCTGCTCAAGCGCGTACCCGGCGGCCACCGGCTCGGGGGTGATGATGCCCATGTACTGGAGCAGCTGGTTCGTGTCGTGGTTGAATCTCGCGGAGAACTCGCGGGAGAGCCCGTAGTTGATCGCGGCGGAGTTGATGGCGTTGGTGGGTGCAGCCATGTGCTACATTCCCTTCTCTTCGTACTGGCGCGCATAGGCCGCAACGCGGTCCAGCGGGTTCGCCATGCTTCTGATGCTTTCCTCCGATTGGGGCTGGCTCTTCGCCGCGCCGCCCTTGTCCACGGGCGCGGCGGTGGAGGCGGCCCTGGCGAACGCGGCGATGGCGTTGGCGCTCGCCGTCATGGACTCCTCGTTGCC